CAAGATCATCATATTCTAATTCCAATCCTCGATAGAGATCCGTATTAGACTTATACCACTTATTAAATCCGGCCTGAAGAAAATCATTAATAATAAAAAATGTCCAATAATAATTCGACGTATTATAAAGTTTGTGGGAAACAATGTCAGGGCGTTCTCCATCCTTTATTTCATAATATAGATAGTTTGTATAATCATCTGTATTAATACCACTTACATCTACATGACGAAAAATGTCAACTCGACGAGATAGTTGATTTGTCTCTTGAAGATCGTAATTTATTTTGGGGAATTGTTTGAAAAAGGACATTATTGGATATTTAAGTTATTCTTGTTCTATGGTCTTCGTCGTCGCAGCGGCCGCTATTCCACCCGATTTGCCAGCACCAGCACTTACGGTGGGCCTACCCTTATCATCTATTCCTCTGTCCATTCCCAATTGATTCTTGCGAAGTTTTGTAATGTCTGTTCGATTAAGGGCCCGAGTTTCTTGAAAACTTAGACTAATATCAACTTCCAAAGGAGCTCCGTCGCTATGAAACATGTTTGTGGTGGAATTGAATGTTGATCCTACACCTGTCAGATAACAGGAATGTATTTTTGGTATGAAATTATTCTCCTTCGCGTCACCATCCAGAAAATGAATAGTCCATGTTGGAGGAAATGCAAGTATCAGATTCTGATCACTTGATCGTGAATCTGCATAAGTGTATTCTCGAAATCTGTGCGTGATCTCAGAAATAGCTTGGGATTCGTCGTTTGACGTAGCAATCATTTTAAATGCAAAACTGAAAGATCTAAGTGCATTTCCAGAGAAAAGTGTATTTGTATTAGGATTCAGCAATGTTCTATTTTTCAAAGTTGCAACTCCTGTTACAGCTCCCGCCCCCGGAATTTTTGCCGCCCCGGCCGCGAGGATTTCCGTCTCCGAAAAACCCTTTGTCGTTCCTTTCATTTGATCGTAGATACTCTTCCCAAAACCTGACAAACTCGTACCACCACTATCCCCAATTGCCTTTGCAGCTGCTCCACCAATCACTCCAAGATCAACCGTATTATATGTTGCGGAATCGTTGATCGCGATGCCGGCGGGACAGGGTAGAAATACATGTTTCATAGCCTTCGGCCCTGTGCCTCCATCATACACCGTAAATAGTATCATGTTTGCATTTGGTTGTCCCCTTAAAGTAGCGGGATAAACCAATTGGTCCTGGCCAAAGGAATCTTCTACCCCATTATTCAATTTAGGGCCACTTTTGGGAATTAAAGAACTTTTAATTGCGGAAATGGAATTTTTAACCTGAGATTCGGCACCCGACATTAAACTTTTCGCCCGTGTACCCAATGCTGAGGAAGATAATAGATTTGCCATAGATAAATATAGTTTTACATTCTTATTTATAAGAAAAAATGACGTATAAAGGAAGATATAGAATAAAGAATTCAAGTAAGTATAAGGGAAATCCAACGCAAATAATATATCGTTCTTCGTGGGAAAGGCAAGTTTTCAAGTGGTGTGATAACCATAAAGATGTTCTTGAATGGTCCAGTGAAGAGATTATTATTCCGTATCGATGCAAGACTGATAATAAACTTCATCGATATTATCCCGATGTTTATATTAAAACAAACAAGGGAGAATATCTTATTGAGATTAAACCTAAGAAGGAAACAAATCCACCCAGAATTCGATCAAGAAAAACAAAACGTTATCTTACAGAGGTGATGACCTACATTAAAAACACCTCAAAATGGGATGCCGCAAGGGGATACTGTGCGGATCGTGGATATATCTTTGAGATTTGGACCGAAGAAACTTTAAAAAGAATGGGTATTAAATTATTGTACCAATCATATAAATAGAACTATGGCCCGATCTCATTTCGATAAATTACAAGCAGATGCGTTTCGTTCCGGTGTTACACCGAGAACTTTAGAGTCTTTGAAGTGGTTTAAGAAACGTCTTCAAAAGATTACTCGAATGAATCGAAATCCGATACTAAAAGATGAAAATTTGATTAAGGTTAATAAACCTCTTACTGGTCGAATGTTTATGTATTTCTATGATCCAAAAACGAAAGAAACCCTTCCATACTATGATAAGTTTCCCCTCATTATCATGGTTGATAGGGCCCCAGGCGGATTCTATGGATTGAATTTGCATTATCTTGATCTTAAAAGAAGGGCACTCTTCTTTGATAAACTGAGAGATTACCTGACAAATGAAAAATACAATCGAACCACAAAGTTTCGTTTATCATATACTCTTTTATCAGGAGCAGGTAAATTAAAATCTTTTAAACCCTGTTTTAAAAGATATCTCACCTCACATATAAAATCAAGAGTATCCGAAGTTCCTGCTACCGAGTGGGAAGCCGCCCTTTTCATGCCAACCGATCAGTTTGTAAAGAATAAAAGACAAAGTGTTTGGACTAAATCCCGTAAACTCATCGTTTAATGTCATTAGCCAGTAAAATTCAAGGTACTATAAGTCCAACCACAATCGATGACTTTCAGGCGGTCGTAGGCCGAAGAAGTGGACTGGCCCCCGCAAATCGTTTTGCGGTGTTCATGTCACCTCCCTCACAAACTCTATTGAACTTGGATCTACAAAATATAGCCACAAATATACTTAGTGGTAATTTTGGATTGAGTCAACTTATAAACGATCCAAGAGATTTAGCGATCTTATGCGAGAGTTGTTCATTGCCCGGAAGACAGATACAAACTTTAGATAGTCAACATCTGGGATATCGGCAAGCGATCAAATTTCCACAGGGATACTTTAATGAAGATGTGAATTTTGTATTTCACTTAACCAATGACTATTATCTAAAAAAGGTTTTTGATCGTTGGCTTGATATAATTGTAAATCCAGAAACCTATCAGGTTTCGTATAAAAAAGACTATGTGACTGATGTAACAATACAGCAGTTGAATCAACAAAATATTCCGGTCTATGGTGTAAAATTAAAGAACGCCTATCCGGTAACAGTCAACACAATTGAACTAAACAACTCTTCCGCAGAAACGCAAAAATTGAATGTCACATTGACATATGAAGATTATGAAACCGAAGGATCTATCGTCTCCTCCATCGGTGGTGTAAAAAATATAATTGGAGGCGTGCTTAATAAATTGATATAGATTATGCCATTACCAGTATTAGAAGCCCCGAAGTATAGTTTGATTGTACCTTCGACCAAAAAGAAGATCCAGTATCGTCCCTTTCTTGTAAAGGAAGAGAAGATACTTATGATTGCACAAGAAGCAAAAGATGCTTCACAAATAGAATCATCGATAAAAGATATAATTAAAGCATGTACATTTGAAAAGATAGATGTAGATTCTTTATTAACCTATGATTTAGAATATATTCTTCTCAAACTAAGATCAAAGAGTGTAGGAGAGACTAGCAAATTTTCTTTGTCTTGCAAAGAATGTGAAGTTAAAAATGAAATAGTTATTAATCTTGAGGAGATTGGAATTGAGTTTCCTGAAACCGTTCCAGATAACAAGGTGAAACTTACAAAGGATGTTGGTATCACCTTATCTGCAGTATCAATTAAAAGAATGGGAAACATAGATCAAACTGATATTAACTCTCTTCTTTCTCTAGTGATTGAAACAATATACGACGAAGAGAATGTATATTCTGTAGAAAATGTCAGTAAAGATGAACTAACCACGTTCATCGATTCATTCACTCATAAAAATTTGGAAGAGATTCAGAATTTTATTCAAAATCAACCAACGCTGAAACACACTGTTAATTTTAAATGTTCGGAATGTGGCCATGAAAATTCTTATACGTTAGAAGGAATCCAATCTTTTTTCTAATCTGCCTTTCTCATGATTCACTTGCCAATCACTATCAAACTAATTTTTCCATGATGCAACATCATAATTATAGTTTATCTGAACTTGACAATATGATTCCGTGGGAAAGGCAAATTTATACTTCTATGTTATTGGATTGGGTGAATGAAGAAAATGAAAGGGTAAAGAAAAACCATGGCTAAACAACCATCATTCTTAGAAATTATAGATAGGATTAGAGCTGAAGGAGACTTGGATCGAAATAAAGGCTCTAATTCCATCAAGTCTTTGAAAGAAGAGATTACTACTGGTAATTCTACAATTGTAGAAGAACTAGACGATATCTCTATTTCAGCACGGCTGCAGACAGATTCACTTTCTGATTTAAGGGATGCCATTGTTGGTAACGATCTAGCCAAGGCCGAAAAGGAGAAGGAACGACTATCAATTTTAGAGTCGATTGCCACAACCCTTGCTAAATCAAACAAGCTTGCTGGAGATGCCGCGAAGAATAAATCAAAAGGAAAGAAGGGTTGGTGGGGAATGCTTATAACAATATTTAAAACCGCTATTGCCAGTGTGGCCACACTTGTGGGAGGATTCTTCATGAAGATACCGGGCTTCAACAAACTTAAAGCTATCTTTGGAAAGGGTGGAACTCTTGGTAAATTATTTGGAAAGGGTGGAGGTCTTAGTAAATTATTTGGAAAGGGTGGAGGTCTTAGTAAATTATTTGGAAAGGGTGGAACTCTTGGTAAAATATTTGGACCTCTTGGTAAATTATTTGGAAAGGGTGGACCTCTTAGTAAAATATTTGGAACTCTTGGTAAAATATTTGGAAAGACTGGACCTCTTAGTTCAATATTGGGAAAGGCGGCTGGAACTTTTGCTAAATTCTTTCCACCGCTGAAGGCAGTTATGCTAGCATTTACAGCATTTAAGGGTATTCTTGGAGGAATCAAGGGATATAAAAAAGGTGGTATAATTGGAGCCATCAAAGGTTTCATTATGGCCATTTTTGATTTTCTTGTTATAGATACCTTAAAATTAGTCGGAAATTTAATTGGGGGATTATTGTCTATATTTGGTTTCAAAAAGTTAGGGAAAAAGTTTAACACCATGTGGGGTGATATAATTGAGGGTATTAGGGGTGCTTTTGAAAAATATATTGATCATGTTCTTGGTATTTGGAAATCTATAGTTGAGGGTATTAAGGGTGTTTGGACTGGAATTGTTGATTCGGTGAAAGCTCTCTTTTCCGGAGATACTGGTGCATTCAAAGAA